GTACAGCGTATAGTTGGAGGCGATCCCAGATTATATCTTAATAACGTATACATGTATCCACAACAAAATGGAATATTATTACAATTAGATTTGCAAACTGTTGCGACAACTGCATCTCAAATAATATCCATTTTCTTTAATGAATCTACAAGATCTGCAAGTTACGTCTAACTTAAACTACCCAGATTATTAATGACATAAATACTGTAACATTGGAATGACCATGGCGCAGACAACAAGACAAACCGTATTATTTGGTGTTGAAGATTGGAAAAGAATCTATCAAACCTACAGCGAAGGAGACTTTCAGTCTTACGACTTCGAAACCTTACGTAAGAGTTTTATAGATTATTTGCGACAATATTATCCAGAAACATTCAATGACTATATTGAATCTTCGGAATTTATAGCGTTATTAGATGTTATGGCTTTTATGGGCCAAGCATTGGCATTTCGAACAGATTTAAACACACGAGAAAATTATATTGATACGGCAGAACGACGAGATTCTGTTATTAAACTGGCCAATTTAGTTTCATATACTCCTCAAAGAAATACAGAAGCTAATGGATATCTTAAGGTATTTTCAGTTATGACTACTGAAAATGTAACAGATTATAATGGTATAGATTTAGCTAACATCACTGTTAACTGGGCTGATCCTAGTAATTTTGATTGGCAAGAACAGTTTACGGCAATTTTAAATGCCACTTTAGTCAATACACAATACGTAGGATCTCCTGGTAACGATCAAATAATATTAGGAGTAGATACCCAAGAATATACTATCAATTTAGTACCAGGTTATTTGCCAGTTATACCATATACATCTACTGTCAATGGAATTAATATGCCATTTGAAGTAGTCAATAGTACTTCTCTTGGTGAAACTTACATTTATGAGCCGCCACCATTGCCTGATGGACGATTTAATATTTTATTTCGTAATGATCAATTGGGATATCAGTCAGCTAATACTGGATTTTTCTTTTATTTTAAGCAAGGTGTATTACAAAATCAAGATTTTAATTTAATAGAACAAATTTCTAATCGTACCGTTAATGTAAACATTGAGGGAATCAATAATACTGATGTGTGGCTATATCAACTTGATAATGTAGGCAATGTACAAAAAATTTGGCAACAAGTGCCTTCGGTATATACCGCAGCAGTTGAGCAAATGACTTCAACATTGCGTAATGTTTATTCTGTAACCAGTAGAACTAACGATCAAATTACTTTAGTATTTGGCGATAATGTATTTGCTACAATTCCAGTTGGACAATTTCGAAATTATGTTCGCGCATCTAATGGATTACAATACATTATCAATCCAGAAGATATGCAATCTATACAAATACCGATTTCTTATGTCAGTCGTACTGGTACTATTGAAACTATTACATTTACGTGTGGTATAACTAGTCCAGTGACTAATGCAGCACCACGTGAAACCCTTACTCAAATTAAACAACGTGCTCCTGCTCGATATTATACACAAAATCGTATGGTTAATGGCGAAGATTATACAAATTTTCCATTCACAACTTATAATTCAATTATTAAGAGTGCAGCTCTTAATCGTAGTTCTATTGGAACTAGTCGATATTTAGATTTGGTAGATCCTACAGGTAAATATTCTTCTACTAACGTATTTGCCGATGACGGAGCTTTGTGGTATACAAACAATACGCCAGCATTTACCTTCACTTATCAAACAACAAATGATATCAATAATGTTATTTTAAATGACATTACGCCAATTTTATTACATTCAACATTTAAGCAATTTTATTACGCATATTTCCCACGTCCAAGTTTAATAGCACTAAATTATACATGGAATGAAAGTACAACTATTGTTAATGAAACCACTGGTTATTTTCAAAATAGCAGCGGAAATCCAGTACCAGTTGGTCCAACTGTTAGTAATAATGCTTTTTATATTGTCGAAACGTCATTAATTAAATTTGTACCACCTTCTGGATATTATTTCGATTCTAAAAATGAATTGCAACCAGGTGTACCGCAATCAGGCGAAGATCACATGTACATTTGGGCAAGTCCAACAGCGATTGTTGGGGATGGCACAAATGGTGGATTAGGAAATTTGTTGGATGGCACAGGTCCAGTGGTGTTAAATACCTATGTTCCTTCTGGAGCCATTCCAGTACAGGTTATTCCACTGTTATCCACTACTTTTAGCACAACTTTAAAAAATTCTATAGTCAATCAAATCTATTTAAAACAAAATTTTGGGCTTGGTTATGACAGTACAGGTACTATTACTGGCACCCCTTATACATGGTACCTAATAACATCAGCTAACCTTGCTATAAATTCAGCATGGAATCAAACATTTGCTGGTAACACATCAGGTGCTAATCTTGATGCTAGCTGGATGATACAAGCAACATATGATGGTGCACAGTATACGATAAAATCTAGAAGTCTTGACTATTATTTTGGTAGTGTATTAGAGGTTCGTTTCTTTTTTGACACAGCACAGTCAGTATACGATAGTCGTACTGGCACAGTTATTTCAGATTTTGCCAAAATTTTAAAATCAAATAGTCAGCCTAACAGCAATTTGCCTTTATTGTCAGATGTTACACTTAAAATTATTGGTCAACCAGTATTAAGTGATGGCTTAGTTGACGATTATCAAGTATTAGTTGGATATGAAGATTATAATAATAATGGTATTCCTGATGATCCTGATTTCTTTCAAGCAATAGTTGGAGTATCTCCATCAAGTACTGCGACTCCGCAACCATACGTGTATTTTCAATTAACAGTTGACTTTGATAACTTAGAACGTTATTTGTTACAGCCATCTGGTGTTGTAGTTGATAATTATGCTACTTTATCTGCAATACAAATGGTTAAAGAACAATATGCTACTGGACAAGTATTTTATGCTTATCAGGAAAATAATTTTTATACATTGATGTTGACTTTATCAGGCACAAGAACATTAAATTTATCAACAGGATGGATCGCACAGATTGGGCGACAGGATTTATATTTCCAATATCGACATAACTCTGGATTAACTAATCTTATTGATCCCGGTAGCACTAATATTATTGATTTGTATGTTGTGACTTTAGAATACTATACTGCGTATGTAGCATGGATTCAAGACACAACTAACACAATAGCACAGCCATTACCTCCGACTATTGATCAATTGACAACAAACTATGCAGGTTTACAAAATTATAAAATGATAAGTGATAATATGATTCTTAATAGCGTAGAATTTTTACCTCTTTTTGGTAGTAAAGCTCCGGAAGCATTACAAGCTACTATTAAAGTTATTCCAGCGGCTAATACTAATGCTAGTAATAATCAAATACAAAATCTTGTATTATCGACCATGAATGCATATTTCGATATTGCTAATTGGAATTTCGGAGATACATTTTACTTTTCTAGATTGGCGGCATACATACATGCACAAATAGGAACTTATGTAGCTTCGGTGGTGTTAGTTCCACTTAATACCCAAAAATCATTCGGTGATCTATACGAAATACAATGTGCGCCATATCAAATTTTTGTTAATGGCGCTACGATCAATAATATTGAAATTATTCAATCGTTAACTAGTACTAATTTACAAACCGCCCCTGGTAGTGGAGCAATTTAATGGCTGCAACAATTCGTTCTGTTGATTTTTTACCGGAAATTTTTCAAACTCCAGTAAACAAACAATTTTTATCAGCGACTCTTGATCAACTGATACAAGAACCACAGTATAAACAAACACAAGGATATATCGGAAGAAAAGTTGGGCCCGGTGTCAATCCCAATGATGGATATGTTGTTGAGCCAACCGCAGTACGTAATAATTACCAATTAGAACCTGGTGTAGTAAGTATTGACCCGCTTACAAAAAAAATTACTGATGCAATTACATATCCAGGAATACTTGATGCTATTAGTACACAAGGTGGTATAACTTCTCAAGCTGACAGATTATTTGAAAGTGAATATTATTCTTGGGATCCTTTTGTAGATTTTGACAAATATAATAATTATTCGCAGTATTATTGGTTACCTGATGGCCCAGATTTAGTTACTGTTGCACCGACGGCTATTCCAGTAGAAGAAACTTTTACAGTTAGCAGAATTAATGGGGCATATACCTTTACTGGGTACACTGGTAATAATCCTTCATTGACACTAGTTCGTAATGGCAGCTATAAGTTTGTTGTTGCACAAAATACAGTAGAAACTATACAATATCGAGTTAATAACAATGGAACCAGTAGCTGGATTATCGATTCTCAAAATAACCCAACACTAACGCTTATTCGCGGTAACACTTATGAATTTAATTTAGTACAAACGGGAAGTCATGCATTTTATATTAAGACTCAAGAAAGCTTTGGTACTACTAATTTATGGTC